TTATTAAGTCTACAGATTAATTTCTGTGGGTCCTATGTTGGATCAAAGTGACTTTTAGTCACGCCGAGTACTCTACTAGCCGGGAGTATAAACTAGGACCTGGGCAATTAGTCGCCTGGCACACGTAAAGTGCACGACTGTCCAGGAGGTGAGGTACCGATGTTAGTTAATAAAGGTCCTTTCCGACGTGTAGCTCTACGGAACTACATCTCCCAAATGAGCACGCCTAACCCAAAGGTTGTGTTCGATGATTACGTGGCTGAGTTGATTAAGGCTCAAGGGTTTTCGTGGGAGGAAGATCCTCGGTCTGTCTACGATCCTCAGCAATTGTATACTGCGCTCGAGCGGTATGCGACAGAACAGGTGCCTACTTGGGATGCACACTTGGAGTATGGGTTTAGGAAGGCTTTTAAAATATTTGCTAAACCTCGGAACCAAGAATGCATGCGCGTTCTTCGTGAACAGAAGGTAGTCACTGAGGCGCTTAAGCTCTCAAAAAGTTCTGGACTTCCTTTAATGACGACTAAGGCTGATTCGTTAGTCTACTCGTTTGATAGGGAGGGTCAGATCAGGAAAGGGCTAAAAGCTCCGAACCCTTGTGTAGCTTATAAGCGAACACAGAAGGGAAACAAGACCCGGCTTGTCTGGGGCTATCCACTAGAAATGGTTATAATGGAGGCTAGGTTTGCACGACCCCTGATTGATCATTTTAAGATTACCCGTACGCCTATGGCTATTGGTATGACTAAGTGTGAAATGGGTGCCAAAATTCATAACTCTTTCGAACAGCAGCCCGGAACAACTATCTGCCTTGACTATTCAAAGTATGACACTACTATTAGTGCAGAAATGATTCGTCGAGCCTTCGTTATCCTTGCGACTTGGTTTTCGAGGACTGAGCAGAAGATGTTTGGGTGGGAAACCATTATCAAGTACTTCATACATACTCCAATCGTTATGCCAGATGGGAACCTGTATGTTGGAAAGAATCATGGTGTACCCAGTGGATCTTACTTCACTCAACTGATTGATAGTGTCGTAAACGTTGCTCTTTGCTATGCATTGTCTCATCGGTTTGGCTTTGAATTTTCAGAGCGAGGCGTGTATGTCTTGGGTGACGATTCTATCATGAAGGTAAGGGGTAAGTTTTCTCTTCCTGAAATGGCTAAGTATCTCGCTGGTCATGGTCTAATTCTTCATGATGATGACAAGACTGTAGTGGGAGAAGAGCATTTCTTGGGTGCGTTCTGGAAAAAGGGAAAGCCTGATTCTCCGTTGTCAGAATTGACTAAGAAAGCCGTCTTTCCTGAAACTTTCAGGGATTATGAAGGGAAACCTTCTGAAGGAGCCGAAGACGTGCTTCGAAACTACGCTACGAGTTATCTCAGTGCGTGGAAGCTGGTTCCAAACTCTAGGCCATGGTTCATGGTGGCGCTTGACAAGCCCGGGTTAAGGAATGATCTCAAGCCTAAGCATTGGAGTGCATCCGATCGATTCTTCTTTGAAGAATACAAGCAGTTCGTGCCA